CGCATCCTAATCGGAAAGGGGGACTAAACGTATGAGTCGTGGAATCGTAGAGTTGTGCGAAGCGTTTCAAGCGAAGTTCAACCCTTCCGGTTCGGAACGGGGAAGCCGCATTGCCAATCGCGAGATCGGCAATAAAGTCAAAGAACTTCTGGAGGCCAAAAAGCTCGATCCTCTGAAAGTGTCCTTCCGGGCACTCTATGAGTCGTTGGTCGGGCCGCTGAGTTCACGCGAGCTGATGGAAGGTGGAAATCTCACCTCCTCAGCCTTCCCGAACATTGCGGGTCAGATCATCTCGAAAGTGATGATCGATGGCTATACGCAATTTCCGAAGGACGTGGACAAGCTCTGCCGCACCGTGCCGTCGAAGCTAAAGACCAGTCGCGTTGTCGGTTGGTCTGCCATTGGCTTTGTCGCGCAGGTGAACGAAAAAGAGGACTACCCGGAAATCCTGCCGCCGGATGAGAAACTGCAGACCATCAAGAACTTGAAGTACGGGGGTCTGCTGTCCCTGACCCGAGAAGACATCTTCTTTGATCAGACCGGCGAGCTCATCGATCGCGCCCGCATGATCGGGGAACGCGGTGCCCAAAAACGGGCCGCGTTGATCTTCGCGGCCGTCTGCGATGGATCGGGAACTCCTGCCAATGGTACGGCTCTTTCTGGAGCCGCGGTTTACACCTCTGGCAATAAGAACCTGATTACGGCAAACCCTCTCGGCACTTCCGGATGGGAAACCTCCCGGAAAAAGCTGATGGATCAGGTGGATGAACAGGGTGAGCCGATCTGGGTCATGGGCGATCGGCCTTTGATCATCGTCGGATCAACGCTCCTGGCTACGGCGGAGAAGTTGTCCAAGAACGAGCATGGAGATCTCGGCACGGCAAACCTCGATGTGAACTTGGCGCAAGGCCAGTTCGACGTAGTGGTGAATCCGTACCTGCCTTCGACCTCGAGCTGGTGGCATGGCGCTCCCAATCGGCAGTTCCGGTGGGAAGAAGTCTGGCCCTTGGAGACATACACGCGGGTCGGTCAGGATACGGAAGAAGGCTTTAAAGCCGACTTGATCCAGCAGTTCAAGCTCTCCTTCTACGGAGGAGCCGGTGCGGCTGACTTCAAGTATGTGATCGAAAACGATCCAGTCTAAAGGGAGGTATCAACCATGTGGGTAAAGTTGCTTAAAAAGTACCTGCTGATCTTCCTTCTGGGCTTGGCTTTCGTCGAAGCTGTTAATGCGGCGGCGACGAAATTCACGGATGTGAACTGCCGGAATCTGACTGTCACCGGAACACTTACCAGCGGTGGCTGTACCTGCACGAACATCTCGACCACAACCATCACGGCCAACGATGTCAACGTGACGTACGGAGTGACCAGCTCGACGTTGACAGTCTCAACCATGACGGTAACTGGATCGCAAGGTCTTCGTTTAAGCCAGTCCCCCATCACCATCACAGGGGCCCCGGCCGCGGCGAATATCCTGGGTGTCAGCTCGACGAACGTGCTGTATATTTCTACAGGCACGGGTGCGGGCGCTTGGCTCAAGGTCGGCGCGCAGTAAATTCAACCCGGTCGCGGGAGAGGAAAGATGAGGTACATTCTGTCCTCTCTCGCGGCTTGGGTTTTTAATTTTATAGGAGGCCATTATGGCGGATGCGGTCATTGCAAAAACGTTGCGTAACACTCCAGACATAGCGGCCTTCCTATTCGGCAATGCCTCCGATGGGACTGGTGAGTCCAGTGTCCAAAAGGTGGACATTTCTGCTTTAGTGATGGCGGCCACAAAGGTGACCATCACTAAACTACGATGGGCTTGCGAAGGACTCCAAGTTAAAATCCTTTTCGATCATACAACTGACGATCTAGCGGCTATTTTAGCCGGGCACGGATCGCTGAATGATGTGGATGATTGCCCCATCCAAGATCCGGGATCTGCCGGAGATACCGGGGATATCCTATTCACCACTGCCGGCCAATCTGCGGGAGATGGATATACGATCTACATGGAGATCAGAAAGGTCGCTTAATGGCCCTTAACCAAACTGACCTCGCGACGCAGTTGGCGGCGATCCAGGCGGCCATTCTCGTTGCTCTGGGGAATCCGTTCGGGGCATGGCGCGTAGGTCAGGTGCAGTTTGATCAGACCCGTTATCTGGAATATCTGGCCCAGCTTCAGACGGATGTAGTCAAGTTGATGCGTTCGGAACCTTCGGAGTCCTATGACACGGTACAAAACGCCATTGGGCCCATGGGTCACGAAGTCACCGAATACATAGACGAGAACTTTTAAATGGTAAGCGCGCCGCCCTTAACCCAGATGCGGGCGCAGTTCGATTCCCTGATTGATGCGGGCTGGGGAATTGCCTCGCGAATCTCGCGGCTCTCAGGGACAACGGATTCCTCGGGTCATATCGGCGGGACATTCGCCACGTTGGTCAGCAACGAGAAAATCTGGATACAGGCTCTGGCTGGCCGGTCCAGCATCGACACCAAGAATCTTGATGCCGAGACCACGCACCTGGCCTTCCAGAAGCGAACCGGTCAAGCTCTTCTCCCCAAAGATCGGATACTGCCCAGCGGCGCAACATACGTCTTCGACGTAATCCGGGCGCACATTTTTGAAACGCATCGAATGGCCGAGCTCAAACAGGATTTGCGAACATGATCGATGAAAAACGTGTGACACTTTCTGGACGACCTCCTGAAACCACCGATGCTATTGGAGCGCCAGCGCCGATTGATCCGGCCACTGGGATGCATAAGGATTATTGGATTTTGAGCGATGATGAACGTGCCAAGGGATGGGTGCGGCCTTATAGAGACAGATATACCCATGCGAAGTGCGGCGGCAGTACAATTATGGGTCGTAAGCTATCGGAGACTTATGCACGGGACCCGGAATTCTATGGTGCCACCTTCTGTGCTTTTTGCAAGATGCACTTTCCCGTCGATGAATTTGTCTGGGATGGGACAAATGAGAAGGTGGGCTCGTGAGCACTAAAGGAACTGAACAGGTGATTTTGAACCTCTCCAAAATTGAACGGGTCATCGTTCAGGAGATCGTCTATGGTGCTCAAGCGGTCCAGGCCCAGCTCATCAATGACGCCCGTGCCACCGTCCCCGTTGGAGTAACAGGCGCTCTGCAGGCCAGCATCCAACCCGGACCGATCACCATTACCGATGACAATGTGGAAGCGATTGTCGAAGCCAATGCCGACTATGCGTCCTTCCTGGAATTTGGAACGCGCCCGCACTTTCCACCGGTGGATGCTTTGCGCGATTGGTGCGCTAAGTTTTTGGGCGATGAAGGACTCGCCTTCGTAGTAGCTCGCGCAATATCGCGCCGCGGCACTCTTGCGCGGCCCTTCATGGGCCCAGCTCTTTTAGCCAATATGCCGGTTTTCCATCAAGCCATTATGGCAGCGGTTCAGCGCGGACTGGCGGCCGGCCAATGAAAGAGATCGAGCAGTTGATCTATTCTCGACTCACCAGTGACTCCGAAGCGACCAACGGACTGCTGGCGCTTCTGGGGGATACGACCCATATCATCCATGCCTTCCAGATAAAAGTCCCGATCGTCCCCTATCTGACCTTCCACGTTTACAGCCAGGGCAAGGGACAGCTCGGAGGCAATTTTGCACGGAGTATTGAAACCTTCATCCAGTTCAATGTGTTTTCCGCGATCTATGCTGATGTGATTGCCAGAATTCGGCATTTATTTGATGGATACCGTTTTGATGTCCCGAGCAACTATACCGAGATTGGCCAGCTCCGAGGCGTATTCGACTTTGAGGGGCCAGACGGCTATGATGAACAACTGGAAATTCAATCGAAACAGGTGCGGTACCGGTTCTTCGTAACGCCGAAGGCCTGGAATCCGATCACCGCCTAGGAGGCCAAAATGTCAGGATCGAATCAAAACGGATACGCCGAATCCAAGAGACTTCTCCTGGGTGTTGGCGATCTGTATATCAACCAGGTCTTCGTGGGGAATCTCAAGGGCCAGGTGGTAATGAAGTACAACCGCAAGTACGCCTTTCAGCGGGCCGGTAATAACATGGCCGACCAGAAGGGCGAAATCACCGACGAAGAATTGACGCTTGAGGCCGAAGTCTGCGATATCAAACTCTCGCAGTTGCGTCGGGCCTTCGGTATTAATCAAGCGGTGGATACCTCGACCGCCAAGCTAATGTTGAAGCGGGAGACATTAAAGCTCTCTGGATTCGTAAGCGCCGCGACCGCCAAGACGGTCAGTGGATCCACCGGAAAGATTTACAGCCTGGACCGGAAAACGACCTATGTTTCCGGCACCGACTATAAATTCTCCGGGTCCGGATTTGAGCGCATATCGGGGAGCGCCATCGCATCGGGGGCCTATGTCGTTGTGGAGTATCAATGGTCCAATGCATCCGGAAACTCACTTCAGTTCGGCGGAGAGACTCTGCCTGTGAACACGTTCCAAGTCGATTATGTCCATATCGACTCGGCCGGCAAAGCCTGGCAGATTCGTCTCTTCAAAGCGATGACCGATACGAACTTCTCGGTGGCTTTCCATGAGGCCCAGAAGGGAACTTTCACTACCCATAACATCATGTTCAAGGCCTTGATCGATACGACCAAGATCGAAGGACAGAATCTGGGCGAGATCATCGAGGAAGCGCCGACCGCTTAATATTAAACCGAACCGAGGAGTACCCAATGGGTATACCCCGAGAAAGGACGTAAGAGCCATGAGCCAATCGTCTGTCGAGGAACAAGTCAAAGACTTAAGCAGTTCCGGTTTTCCTGTCCGTAAAGGCGAATTCAGTAAGGACCGCCCCGAGCCCGTCATCAATCCAGAACAGTATAGTTCCGACCTCTGGTTTTATCGCTGGTGCCGAAACGTCTTCCGAAATTATCCCATCGTATCCAAAGCCTTCGGCGCGCGGTTTCTATGTGATGCCTGCCATGGAATGCCCGCTTTTATAGTGGGCATAGGCCCCAGTCTGGACAACGATATCAAGGAGCTGAAGGCCGTAAAGAAACGTGCCATCATCATTGCGGTGGATGCGGCTATCCGGCCACTTTTGGCCAATGGCATTACGCCCGATCTGGTAGTATCCTTCGATTGCAAGGAGGAACAAAGGGCGCTCTGGAAGGATATCCCGGCCGATGTGAAAGTCCCCGGGCTCATAAATTCCTGTACGCATCCAAATACGATTGCCAGCTGGCCGGGACCGGTTCTTTTTTTCAACCAGTACCATACCCAGGACGAGCTCTGCCATCGTATTCTGCCGGATGTGCTCCCGGATATTGGCCAGATACCTTCTGGGGGAACTGTAGGAAATATGGCAATCATGGCCGGGCATCTGATGGGATGCGATCCGATCTGCTTAGTGGGCTTCGATTTTTGTCTCCAGCCCAATGCTGACGGTTGGAGATATCGCGCCCAGGATTATCGCTGGACCACTAATCGCGGGGCAGGTATCCCTGATGGATGGGAACCCACCGAGATTAAAGAGCTATACGATAACGACGAGCGGGTAAGCCGGTCTTTCATGATTAAGGGCGAAGGCGGGCATGAATTCAAAAGCGATCCCGAACTGAAGTTTTACCTGCAAAGCTTTCGGAACATAATGCCCCACTTCAAAGTGCCAATCGTAAACTGTACGCCCAAAGGGCTCATTCCGAAAATGGCATTCAAGGACCGCGAGGATACGCCAGAAGTTTGTTATCCGGCCATGACCATAACGCAGGCCATCGAGAAATTTTGCAAGACAGAATATCAAGCCGGGCGGAACGTGCTAGCGCATCTGGACAAGATCATCCCCGATCCGAGGGTATCCGCATGAGCCTGCATATCGGCGGGATCAATATCACCCTGCCGCTGGACATGCTTGGAACGATATTCGCAAAACTCCGCTTCGATGATGGCGTTTCGGAGTTCCGCAAAGGCTCGAGGTATCAGATCAATGGCGAGTGGTTCGTTATCGAACAGGTTCTTAAAACGGGTCTGATCATGCGACTGGTCAATCCCAATGGCATCATCCGGGAGCGTGAATGAAACCAAACGGCGAATGGCCGCAATCGACCAAGCCCTTCCGGTCCAATCCGCCGGACGGGACTGTAGGAATTATCCTACCTATTCGGGACAACCTGAAGTTCTTCA